CGATTGAATATATGATGTTCTTTTACTAACATCACTGTTATTCCAATAAGCACCTATAGTTAATCCACCACTGTTTGTTGGGGAATAATCATGTGCTACAAATCTAGCAATATCCCATTTTGATCCTGCTGTAGGGTTAGTGCCTCCGACCTGTCCAATTACATGTAGTTTTTCAGTAGGAGCATCTATACCTATACCAACATTGCCCGAGCTGTCAATTCGCAGTCTTTCACTACCATCAGTTTCTGCTGTAATTGTATCAGCACTTGGGAATCTTATTGCAGTATTTGTATCTCCAGTGTGGATTATCTTATCTGCTATACTCACATCACCTGTAACAGCTAATGCAGTAAGAGTACCAACTGATGTAATATTTGTCTGAGCAGCAGTTAATACACTACCAGTAACATCACCAGTTAGATCACCAGTAACATCACCAGTTAGATCACCAGTAACATCACCAGTCAAATTACCTGTAATAGGACCAGTAGATTTAATACCAATACTACTTACCCATGCATCATCAGCATCAACAAAGTTCCAAGTTATATCTGTAGCAGAATCAATCGTAATACCAGCACCATCAACAGCAGCATCATTAGCACCACCCTTCGCAATTACAAGATTTTTGTCACTGATTTCTAAAGTGGTTGAATTAAGGGTTGTAGTCGTCCCATCCACTTGAAGGTTACCATTTATAGTAACAGTACCTGCACCACTGTTAGAGTTGATTGTGAAAGCATTGGGGACTGCTAAAGTAGCACCAGTGAATGCATTAGTACCATCCTTTAGAAGATAAGTTCCAGCAGCAGTATCTACTGTACCTTTTTGGGTCCAAAAATCAGCAGCGAGTTCGTTTATTTCAACTCTTTGCTGCTCAAAGGTAAAATTGGTTGCTACATTTCTTTGTGGCATTGGATTGATCCTCTAATTAGTATGATGCTACTGCTCTTAAATCTTGTATTTTAGGTACGTAAGCAGGGTTACGGGACTTCATAATAACTTTCACAGCGAATGATGAAAACTCAGGAAGATCTTCAACGCTATAACTCAACTCTTGATAAGATGATTGCTTCTCAGTGATGCCACTGATAGAGTTCTCTGAAGTAGCAATAGTATCTGTATCGGGTAAACCTGTTGTATTAAAGTTAACCCATTCAATATCTTCAAAGTTCTCCTGAGATGAAGATTTCTTTATTCTATATAGGAGTCCTAGGTTGTTTATGTCACTGGTATTAGCAGTGATCTTGACATTAATTCCTGTTGCAGGATTCTGAATTGCAACTTCTTTGGTGACATATTTAGCAATAGAAGAACTATCTTTAGACTTAGCATCAGAAACATAATCAATACCATTAGTATAAGATACTTTAGATACTTGAATAAATCCTTCTTCTCCTGTTGTTTGTCCAGTATAAGAGATGACATCATCCACACGGAAAATATCAGATGCTTGTGTATCTGGACTTGCATTTCTTGATAATGCTATTGTACTACCAACCTTACCAGTATAATCATTGCTTAATGGTAACTTATCATTAATAACTGTTAACTGTCCTGCTTTATTATCCCAAAGAACAATAGCACCATCAATCTTATCTGTATAAACATTAGCAAATCCATCTGGACTTCTAGCAATCACTTTTGATACCGCAGTAGTATTAGGGAAACTAGGAATTATTGCTGTTATAGCAGAATTTGCAACAGTAACTTTAGGTATAGTAGGAGTTCCTGCATCTGGATTTAAAGCAGTCTGAGTACCAAACTTAAGGCCTTCTCCAGGTGTAAATGTATTTGTTGTCTTGAGATTTACAGTTAATATAGATCCATTCACCTTAACAATAGTTCCAGAAGCATTACTGGTCATACCTGTAATAGTCTGCAATCCTGAAAGTTTAGTTGCATCAGTTGTAACATTGGTTCCAGAAACTGTATTTGTTATTGTAAATTCATATACAGGATAGAACTCAAGAACTTGATCTCTACGACCAAATCTATCTTCAGATCCTTTAGCATACTCAACTCTATTAGTAATAGTCTTCAAAGAAGCCCTAGACAAATCAATCAATGGGGATAAGTGAGAGACAGTACTTGAAAGATCTAACTTATATGTTAAAGATCTGTCTAGATTATTAATAGTTTGATTGATCTTTGATGCTATAACTTTTTGATTAACAAAGAAGAAATCTTCATTTAAGAATGTCTTCTCATAATCTGACTGACTATATGACGTAAATGTACCAACGTTATCGTCTACAGGTGCTACATTAGTTGTCTTAACTTTAGTATCAACTTTTGTCTGACTAAATGAAAGGTTTGGAACAATAGCATAAACCTTTTCAAACTTTCTATTATATGATACTAATACACCTGTACCACCACCAAATGCATTAGAAGCTGACCTACTAGATGTTGTAATGATATAATTATCAACACCAGTATTTGTTACTTGATATAAATCAGAATTCAATCTAGAGGCTGTTACACCACCAACATCAGATGCTCCTTTAAAGAATACATACGATTCTCCACTATTACTAAATCCATTATCTGGGTGATTAATCTTAACTTTAAAGTTATTATTCTTAAAGAGAGATGATGTAGCACCAGTATTTGCTTCAGCATTAGTTTCAATTGGATTTGATTCAAGTAGCTCATATCCAAGTTCTTCATTAGTAAGAAGTAATGATGCAGTTCTAGTAACATCAAATTCAGCACGATATAACTTAAATTTAAGATCTTCAAATAGATCCTCTGTCCAAGCATTAGTGTTTTGAGATTTAAAGAGAGAACCTAAAGCAGGTTGAGTTGTTACTGTTGTACTAGTAGCAATATCTATCTCACCAAGTTTAGATGCCCATACAAAGTAATCAGTAGAATCTGTCTCAAGAACAAGAGCATAATCAGTATCATTCTGTAAATAAACTGGATAATCAAATGTAAATTTAGTTGGAGTTGTAGAATTAACAACAGTAGTTGTTGAATCATCAATTGCAACACCCATTCTAACTGCTGGACTATCAATAGTAATAACAGATTCAATTATTGCACCTGCATTACCTGTTCCTGTACCTGCCAAAACAACAGCAGGAGGTTCTGTATACTCTGAACCAGAAAGAACCACTTCAGATTGATATACCTTACCGCCAGAAACCCTTACAGTTGCAGTTGCAGTACCACCACCAGGATTCTGAGGACTCTCAATCGTTACAATTGCAGAATCATAAGCAGATCCAGTTGCCGTAACATTAAGGCCTGTAACTCTACCAGAATCTTTTGCTATCTTAAGAGTATTAGTAGTATTACCTATATTGTTAGCAAGAGTTAAAGATGGAATTGTCATATTTTCATCTTGCTGGAAAGACACACCAGTATGATTGCTAAGAACTAAGGTATAAACTTGATCGTTTAATAAAGTGTATACACCAGCAGCAGTTGCTGTTAACTCAAGATTATTCTTATCAAATACTTTAGAAATAGGACCAGAAGCATTAGATGTTGCACCAGTTACTTTTTCTGCCTTAGTTATATTTAAATTATCACTAGCAATAACTCTCAAATAAGTATCTGGAGTAAGAACCTTTTGTGTTCCAGGAATAATATTCTTACCAGGCTTACTATTATCAACATCAGTTAGATAAACCCTAATAGGGATCTTATCGCTCTTAGTTGAGAAGAATAAATCTAATCCTGTTGTAAATACACCACCATCAAAGTTTTCAACTTTAAATGTCTGAGCAAGGGGATTTGGTCTAATTGGATTTGATGTATTGCTTGCAGTTAACTGTGTTCCTTCATTAGACTTGAAGAATGCAGGAGAAGTGGAAACAATAGAAGATGGATTCTCTGGAATTGCTCCTGTAGCATAATACTTAACTTCAGCATATGTTTCTGCCAAATTCTTATCATCATCAGTAGAACTTGATGTAAACCTAATAGTCTTAACACCAGTAGTAAATCTGATTTCACTAGCAGCAGCATCATAAAGAACAGTATCAGTATTACCTGTCCATGTAGTATTCTCTCTTGGTGGTAAACCAGCAGGAACTAATATAATTCCACTAGCATTACCATTCTCATCTGTAGTAATAGATCCATTAAATGCAGATAAAGAATTGCCAGCAATCCCTGTATATCTTGTATCAGGATTAACCCAACGAGCAATATTTTGACCTTCCATAAAGGCATAGACCTTTGTATTAGGCTTAAGACGATTAATTACATACTTAACTGGTACGCTTCTAGCAAAGAATGATAAAGAAGTAGAAATTACATTGTTGCCAACACCTTTGGTACTAATTCCTTTACCAATCTCATTATTTTGAGGACTAATATTTGAAGAGCTACCAACGGATGCATTAGTAACACTAGAAGATGCAAGATTACTATTAGTATCAGAGAATGATCCAATATTAAAGAATGCTCTGTTAGCACCTATCCAATTAACTTTATATGAATTATAAAGACTTGAAAGAGACTCTCTAACATTACTCTTTGCTAAGAAGATAGAATAAAGATTTGTATTATTATCAGTTACTAATGGTTCAACAGAAGTATCATACCAAGAATCTACACTAGGACCAATAAATGAATCACCAACATACTGAAGAACAACAAATGGATTAGGATTAATTTTCTTAGTAGCAAAATTATTTCCAAGTAAATTTAATTCAGTATATGGAAGGGTAACACGATCTCCAACCCTCTTATAACCAGCAGTTGTTCTCTGATCATCTCTTGTATAAACTTCTTCTAATTTAAATGAATCTTCTCTAGACTCAGGCCTCATAACAGATTGCTGAGTATCAATAGCACATCTATAATCTGTAGATCTTAGATTACCAATTTTATGCGATTCAAAATTATCAACGATGAAACCACTCTTATAACGATTACCACCAGTACTATCAAGAACTTCCATATTGAGTGCTTGTTGCTCAAGGATACTCAATGTTGTATAGTATTCTAATCTTTCAATACGCTTCTCAAGTTTACCAATATCACGCATTGTATAACGCTTATTGTCAACAGGAGTAATTCTTACATCTTTATTTGATTGTGTGTATGCAGGAATATAAACATACGCCAATGCTATAGCATCACTAACAGGATCTGGTTTTGATGGGTTAAGAGAAGAATTACCTTCTTTAACTATAAAGTTACCCTTCTTATTCAAGAAGACACCATCAATACGATCAAGATATTGTGTCTGAGTGAAAGAGAATGTATACTCTAGTCCACTATCAGGAGCAGGAGTGCTGGAAACAATACCACCAGTTCCAGTAAATGACCTTGTATTTGCTCCACCTAAAAGTGAATTATTCTGATATCCTGATATAATAGCATCATTATCTACCTTAGGCCTGAAGTCAAGAACATCCTTTAATGATACATTACCTAATGCAGGTGAATTGTACGAAGGAATTTCATTTGACTCTACACCAGCTTCATGTAAATATGAATCAACTGTGATGAAGTCACCAGCAGTATGCTCAAAATAATCAAAAGCAATAACCAACTTACCAGAAGGTGCTTCAGCACCTGGTTTTAATACAATTCTTGAAGTGTCATATACTGTATCTCTCTGACCATCATCAAATGTAAATCTATCAGTTATATCAGTACCACTAACAAGAGTACCAGTTTTATCTACAGTGGGAGCATTTGCTGTAGTACCCATATAAACATATTTTAGTTTATATGCATCAGCATAACTGTATACTGCTGTTGTTGTAGTGTCATAATCATTACCACGGAAAGGAATAACACTATCATTAACAGATTCAACAATAATTCTTTTGTTGATAACCGATGTCTTAAGTCTTGGTTTTGCCTTTGTAACTTTCAATGTAGCTGTTAGTTTCAACGTTGGATACGTAGGATTAGTTGGCATAGTACCAAAATACGTATCAGGAAGGTTTAAAGTAACACTACCAGAAGTTAGACCACTAGAAGAATCAACAGAAGATGTAATACTTACTTGATCTGATGTAATATAAACAACATCACCATCAACAATATTTGGAGCAGATCCCTTATCAAGAACTGTAATTAAGAAATTACTTTCTGTAAAAGAAACAAACCTCTGTGTTCCAAAATCAAGTTGAGCAGCAAATGTAATCTTTCCACCACTTGCAGCACCAGTACTTACAAAATCTCTTCTGAGATGATAAGTAATCTTAGAATCTGTACTACTTGCTACAAGTGAACTAACTTGATTGGTTCCTGTCTTATAAAGAAGAGTTCCTGAATTAAAATTACTAATAGTAGGACGAACTCTAACAACACTACTGTTACTCACATTAGCAGGAAGAGATCTGTCTAGATAAATCCTTGATTTTAATACACCAGATGGTTTAGTTGCTTGCTGAACAATTGCACGAATAGTAGTATCAGTTGAATCACTAAATTGAATTAAATCTCCTTGCTGCAATACCTTTGTACTATCACCACCAAATCCATTACATTCAATAAACTTTTTACCTAATGTGCCACTAAATGTAAAACCAGTAACTGACTTAGATTCTGAATACTTTTCTCGGTTAACTTCAATATCAGCAGTGTATTTGTTAATATTACCAGAACCAAATTCAGAGAAAAATGATTTAACATTTTGGGGAGTATATGTGGATACAGAATCTCTAACCAAAACTGGAGTAACAACTGCACCATCAGTTATTGCAGCACCACCACTACCTTGAACAGCATTAACAATAGGTGGCCTTGAATACTCTGTGTTAACAAGATTTCTGTTTGCTATAGTAGCACTAATAATCTTTGTTCCACTAATAGTTAAAGATACTTTCGCTGTATCAAAATCAACACCATCAATTCTTAATTTAGTTCCTGGTACATAACCAATACCCCTATCGTTAACAATAAAGTGTGAAATAGTATTATCTTTAGCAATTCTTAGTGTATTATTTCCTTCATCTCTAATTGGTTCACCAGATTTAAATGTTCCAAACAGAGTTTTAATCATTAAAGTCTTTACTCCGCTGAATGCCTTACCAGCAGCACCTTCTACAACACCATATGCACCGCTTTGAAGACCATAAACATACTGTCCAGTGGTGAAAGTACTTGAATCACTAATCGCCTCATCTAAAAGGATTCTAGTAAAGAATTGGGGATCAAAATAAGATAGACCAAATGTACTATTGTAAACAGCGTCTCCATTATCCTGACGGCCTTTAGAAACAACAACATCTACATCTGAATTAAATCCATTACCTTTCTCAACCAAAGTAACATTACTTGGTTTTGCCATTCCAATAACAGGAGTAATTGTTTCGTTATAATCAACAATATGTCCTAATTGTCCTGTATCATTCGTAGCATTACTCTCAGCAGAAGAACCGTGGAACAATCTTCTTTCCCAATTGCTAGTTGCACCAGTATCATACTCAAGGAAAAACTGATCTAATTCACTCTTTGTGCCAGTTAAAGTAAGTTCAAGGAATGTATTTGATGTATTTGAATCAACTTCAACTCTACTTACAATTGAAAATGCAATTGTCTTAACAGAACTAACATTTTGTGGAGCACCAGCAGAAGTTCTAGTAACAATAAAATAAAGTGTTTCTAATGCTGCTAATCTTGAATCATTATCTGTTGTTGCACCACTAAGTGCATCAATATTTACAGCAGAATCAAGTTTTAAATATACTGTTCTAATTCCTGCATCAATATCAAAATACTGTCCTCTACGATCTAAAGTCTGTTTTGCAGCAGTAGTTGTTTCTGTATTGTTTAATCCAATAGATCCATCATTAAAATTTGAACAAAGGAAAACATTTGGATAAGCAGTTAATTGAGCACCTTCTGTATTAAGAGGAACAGTTCCATATACATTATTAACCTTATATGTTGGCAATCCAGAAGTCTTTAAACGAATATCAGATCTATCAAGAGTTTCTCTTGCTTTACCAATTGTTAAATACTTTGTTTCTTTATTAACAATCTCATATCCCTTAACATATGCCTTACCTGGACCAATACTTGTTACTAACTTATCTGCAGCTTCAGTTATTGTAAGTCCATTTACTGTATTTGAAATAGAATTTAATGGATAAACACCTAAATTACCACCTGTTTGATAAAATTCTCTAACATCAACAGAGAAATCATCAACAACATAATCACCAGACTCATCATAAGTTCTTCTTGCAAGAGTATTTTCAAGAAGGTTGTAGTCTGTTTGTACTACTTGACTCTGTACAGCACCTGACTTAATAGTCAGTAATTGAATAAAATTCTTATCTGTAGTTGCAGTATATTCATACTGAACTAATGTTAGGGCAATCTTTAATCTATCTGCACCAGGAGCACTGTAATTGCTTGATCCAATAGAATTATCATACAAAGAAGCATCCGATTCAGCGGAAACAAGACTCTCTACAATCTTAAATCCAACCTTAGCAGATGGTTGATTATAATATTTGTCAACAATTAATAGTTGAGAAGCATTTCTTACAAAATATCCATTAACAAAATAAATTCCTTCTTCTACTTTAACAGCAGAAGCATAACCCATCGCATTGCTCGTCAATGACGACGATACACGTATGTCAGGATCAGTAACAGAAATACTAGTAGGAAGTACACTTCCATCGGTTCCAACCACCATCAGTGGTGTATTAACGCCATCTACGACCTCTAGGGTCTCACCTTGACGGAATGTATCCTCATTACCTGCATCACCACTAGTTGTATAATTTACAAATACTACATCAGCAGCAGTATCTGTTGCTATACTTGCTTCAATTACAGTAGCAATAACACCAGAAGTTAAACCTTTTAATTGCTGTCCCTTTAGTTGGGTAATATCATACTTCTTATAAACTATACTCCCATCTACATTTGTAGGTATCTCTGATACTGAGGATAGTTTAACGAAAGGTAATTTCGTATTAAGACCTACTTCGCCAGGTATTACAAGTTCGCCTTGTTTAAAAGCGTACTTACCAAAACTTTCAATCTGACTCTGGAGTATAGATTGTAATTGGGTTAACTCTCTCGCTTGAATAGAATACCCAGGGCGAAATAGCACCTTGTAAAAATTCTTATCCTGTGCAAAATCGTCGTAGTATGGAGCTACATTAAGGTTCGTCTTCTGAGGCATCTCACTTTATCTCTAGTTTTGGATAAGATCAGAATTCAATTACGAGTTTGATGTCCTCAATTTGGTCAGCAGCTCTAGTAATCTGTCTTCTGTTCTCTATGTATACGATATCTCCAGAGTTTGCTGCGATTTCAGGAGTTGCTTTTCCATCTGTGAAAGGAATATCAGCAACAGTAGCGTCAGCATTTGCATCAATTGGACGTGCAGTTGTTGAAGTACCACCAGTTACATCATTAGAAGCATGATTGAAAGGACGTACTACACCGTTATCTGTATGGATATCTGGAGATTGGTAGTACTTCAAGATGCCATTAGTTGCATCCCATGAAACAACCTTGCCCTTAGCAGTACCAGTACCGGAACCAACAACTACTGTTTGGGTTATCTCTTCATCAATAGTATAATCACCACTACCTGTTAATTTCAATGCAGAAGTACCACGAAGAGTACTTGCAGTAGAAACAGTTGTAGTACCATAGTTAAATGGATCTTGAATAATTCCAATACGACGGAAATCGTTATCTACAGGGAAATCTCCAGAACCTTCAGCGTAAGTTAGACGAATATTCGTCATAACTCTTTTAGCAAAAAACTCATTAGCAAGATCAGAACCATGACCACCTTCAGGTGATATTACGACTTCAACCTTACTATTAGCATTAGCAGCAACTGTAGCACCAGTTGTAAGAGCAGCATCGGTATAAACATTACCAGTAACTAGACGGACATTACCATAGGTATATCCTGTTCCAGCTGCTTCCATTTCTACAGTACTAATTGCTCCACCAGCAGTTGTAACAACTTTAACTTTAGCACCAGATCCATCACCATCAACAGGAACATAAAGTGTTGCGGATGTAGGAAGGTTAGCACCACCATCTGTTGTTACAGCAATATGAATTGCACCATCAACAGCAGCAGTACCAGCATATGTTCCCATTGGCATAAAGTCACTGGATAGGAATGCTATAACATCACCTGTTGAAAGGGTGTACATATACTTCCAAACATAACCTGCTGTACCAGCGGCCTCTGTAAATACGCCACTTGCATATGTACCATCAGAAGCCTGTGGAGTTGTGGAAGGCTCCTTCTGAGCATTCTGTCCAGTTGGGTTAGCAGGTGTCTGACCATTATAAAGACACTTGAACACCTCATAATTGGAGTTTATGACATAAAACTTAGATCCAGAAAGTGCGGAAGAACCCAATGCAGTTTGAGTACCAATTGCACCACCGCCACCAGGAGTTACCGAGTAGGATGGACGGTACATATCAAACTTGGGGTTTGTTGTTAGACTCCAGTTATAACGAGGAGCAACAAGACGAGCAAATGTAGATGTAATACGCTTGGCAGCAATCAGATCATCATATACGGCAGATTTCTCAGTTTGATTGTCTATTGGAGCAGGAGGAGCATCTTCAGTGGCATATCTATAAGTCTTTGACTTAGCAGTTGCAGATGAAGTACCACCTGTAATGGTGCTTCCTGCTGCTGGGGCCGCTGTTGTAGTAGTTGCGGTAACAAGTAAACTATTTGAGTGAACTTCGTTAATAGTAGCAGTCAAACCACCACCTGTGATTGTTTCACCAACTTGGAATGTTCCTACTTGATTATAAATCTCAAGATAACCATACCATTTTTGAGGTCTTCCAACGAAAAAATACATATTGGTTGGTGACGCTTCAGTAAGCGACTCTAGAAATTGCTTCGCATTGAAGATTCTAAACTTTTCTGAAATAATAGCTGCCATTGTCTAATTGCCGTGATTTTGTAAGACTGAATCTGGTTTATTTATACGTATTTAATTACGCACTTCTGAAGTAAGGATCTTGATATGAATGCGCTTGAGCAGTAGTACCATTTACACCTCGTGTACATCCTGTAAAACGATCACTATGTTTACCAGTATAAGTGATCTGTTCGGTTCCTAGTTGTAAAGTTCCCGTTGCAGGGAAATTGGTAGTAGATTCTGCATAAACAATAGTGATGCTATTGTTTATATTCTGATTTATCCTTCCAACATAATTATTTATTGAGGGATATCCAACGTTAAATGCATATCCAGCATCAGATATACCTGATCCACCCCAGTTAGCGAAGTCTGCTAGGTCAAATCCCCAACGAGTAAATTCTTCAACTGTTAATGCGGAAACTGATACACCATTATGTAGTATGTCACCCGTATCCATAAATTTGGCATTCTCCCACATCTGGAAGGATGGTCTCAAAGATATGTTAGCAAAACCAGCAGGAGGAGTACTCCATCCACGATGATCCGTAAATCCTAATTGGAAAGATGTTTCCTTTCCGATTTCAACTACATGAGTTGGTTGAGACTCAATACTTCTATCAAGTTCAAGATGTACCTTAACAACAGCATCTGTTGTTTTAGCATCAACAGATGCTCTACTTGGTAACCAAAAATAAGATACCTCGTGAGAAACTATGAGAGAAGTTGCTAAATCATCTCCAATAGCATTAACAATAATATTGAATTTATTAATAACTGGTGGTAGAGTTACATTAGCAACAACACCAGTAACTAGAGCACTACCTGGAGGAACACCTCCACTAATAGTTTTACTATAAAAACTTTCAGCAATAACTGGACTTGGTGCTGCAACGTCAGCGGTCTGATTATGAAGAGTAATATTAAAGAAAGAATCAACTTTCCTATTACCTTTTACAATATCATACTGTTTTGCAACAACAACTTTTGGTGCTTTTGTATATCCCGAACCACCATTAGTCAATACTATATCTACAACAACACCATCAACAACAATAACTTCTGCCCTTGCTCCACCACCTTCTTGATTTTCAGGAATAAAATGTAAAATTGGTGCTTTCTCATAACCACTTGTAGGAAGGTTCTTATCCCATGTAATAGTATTAACAGAACCACCTGATATAGTACATGTTACCGCAAAACCAACACCCCGTTCTTCACCATTATAATTTGTAGTAGCAACAGAACCAAAAAAACTATTTGAAGGATCATCACCTGCATTATAAGTTTTTGTTTTAAAGAACTGAGGTAACTCTTTTATTGTTCTATATTCATTTTCACCATTAATTTTAATAAGATCACCTTTATTTAAATTAGCAAGTCCCTTCTTAACATAAAAGGCCTCATCTGCTCTCTTACTTCCATATAACCATCTAGAAGCATCTCTTTGCATCTTATAGTTATTATCAGCATCTTTAGTTACTGCAACTGTAAATGATAAATCAAGTTCAATTTCATCACTAAAATCTTTCAAACCAGAAAAATATACCTTACCACTTGATGTATCAGGATTTCTACCAGAAAGTTTGATTGTTAAATCATCAGAACTATCAATATTATAAGATTTAAGTTTACCAATAATATTTTTCACAGTGCCAGATTTTTGATATGCAATCATATCTTCATCAAGATACTTACCCCACCATGCCTCAAAAGCATTAAATGCTCCACTAGTACCATCAAATTTGACTGCTATATCATTATAATATTCGTTTCTTTCATAATCATATAAAGTTATGCTCTGTGAAAGATTTCTACCATAGAGATATACTATCTCAATATTATTCTTCGGATATATCTTTTTACTAAAAGTAATAGCAGGACCATTAATAGTATAAGAATCAGTTTCTCTCTGTAATATACCATCAATAAAGACCAATAAAAATCTACCATCACTGATACTAATAACTTCCTTATCTGCTGTATCTAAAATTAAGAATGGTCCAGCAGATCCTGCGGCAACATCAGATTTATTAATTTCACATCTCTTATAACAACCAACACCATGAGCAAAGAACTTATCTACTGCTAAAGGTTCTTGTAATGTTTTAGTATTTGGTCCTTGACCCCAAAGAGGTGGACTTGTAAATACAACTTTATTTGGTACAGATGTTCTATCAATACTATAAGCAGAATCATGTTGTACAACTCCACTAACAGCAATCAATAAATCTTCATTAGGATCAGTTGCAACAGATGATCCATCTTCATAATACAATTCAAATATCTTATTCTTACCATCAATATAATCTGGATAAGACACATCTACAGATCCAGGACCACCATTAAAGGCAGATCTTACTACACCAGAAAGAGTTGTTAATGCAGAAATAACATTAGCACATTTACTAGGAGAAGAATCTGCTAGAATATTAGGATTGCCATAAGGTGCAACAGTTGTATATGTACCAGTAGGTAATGTGTTATTAACTGCTTTCTTAGCAAGTTCTACTGCATATTCATAGGCCTCTAATGTCTCTTCTTGTTCTCCCTGAATATAATCAAGAAGATCATTATTATAATACTTCTCAATAGCCTCAACAATACTTTGATTACCACCAAATCTTATATCATGTGAGAGTGCATCTACAATAAATCCAATATCCCTAGAACACTTAACTGAAAGAGTACCCCAAGTATTGGTGGGAAACTTATTCTTAATATAACCAAGAGTTTCACCTTGAATATATTCTCTATTTTGTTCTATTTGATTAGCAGCATCAATCCACCTACCACCTTTCTGGAAGATATTTCTAATCTTCTTGAAATACCTTGAATTTAAAGTATTGGTCTTAAACTGATAATTCTTTCCATAGAATCTAACTCCAGGTATTGCCTGACTATTTTTTGTGCTTGGACCAATTGGTGGTTGTGAGAATGTTATTTGATTACCAGAAACAGTATATGCAACACCAGGCTCTTGGAATATACCATCAAGAGTTATTACCAATGATTGTTGATTGTAAGGTGTAACTACATTGTTATTATCATCAAGTATAGTAAATGTCTTTGTTCCTGTAAGATTACCTTTATTTGATAATGAACCATCAAAAGCAGGAGTTAATTTTATATTCTTAGATAATACCTCTGATGTATTTGCTGAATCACTGGATACTGATCCAACACCTTCCTCAATAGTATGAGTTTGTGCAGATACAATATACTGTGTAATCTGTTTAGTAGTACTCTGTACAGTAATATTCGCTTTAAGTTCTACAAAACTATTATGAGTAGTTACTGAACTACTACTCATTGGAGTTTGAGCTGTTGATTCAATATCAACTTCACCAAATAACTTAAATCCAGCTGGATGTGTAGTCTCTTTTATTAAAGATCTCCAAGTATCAATTGGAGTCTTTGATTTAATTAAATATGAAAAATCTTGATAATAATTGGAATCTGTAATTCTTTGGTTAGCATCACCTACTTTACCAGTATCAGACATATATTTTCCAATATTATCAAAATATGTCTTAATAACAGGAGTAAATTCAGTATAACTAATATCTTCAATTGTTGCTGTCTTACCGTTTGCTAATCCAATAATAGATTTCTTCTCCTCAAAAGCACCTTTTACTCTATCAATAACAAGAATATTAGAACCCTTTCTCCAAGAAGTTACTCTAGCTTTAGCAACTTCTGTTGCTCCAGACCTCTGTACTACAGTCTCACCGAAGCTAAAAGCATCACTAACAAATCCAGATAACTTAAGAATATAATTTGATCTAACACTAGACTTCAACGTCTGGTCATTATGATATGTACCACCATTATTAACAATTTTTATACTAACAGGAATACCAATATCAGTACTATTCAAGAAAGCAGATACTGTCTTATCAATCTTTCCATCTTTATCATAGACACCAGTTACAATAGGAATCTTCTTATAATCTTTACCTATATTTGTAATCTTCAGTGAATTAATTTCTCCAACCGAGAATAATGACTTAGAAGTATAAGTCATAACTCCCGTACCATCATGAGAGGCCTTAATCGCTGTTGAATATACAATTCTATCAGGAGTTACATAGAGAACAGTTTTCTCTCCTTGCAATGGATCTTCAATTACATTAAAATTGGATTTTTCAGAATTAACAATTCCATCTCTATCATAATAATAATACTTCTTATATGGAACTTCCTTTTTAATTGTATATGTATTTGTTGAAATTCTAGATCCAAAACCCAATTTAAGATCTACCCATTGATTACCACTATGAATAGTTCTCTCAGGAGTAACAAGATTAAAATTCCTACTTGGAGAAATGTCAAACCCAACTCCACTCATTGAGACATGAGTTATATCAAATTTATATCTGTAATACTCTTTTACGTTAAGATTTGGATTTCTTGTGAAAGTAGTACCATCAGAGGAGAATTCAAAATAGATATCTGGAGCAGTAAATGATACTATCTCAACCAACTTCTTATCAGTACTATTATCATAAAATACAGTATTGAGATCTATCTTTGTTATAGTAGTAAGTGTTTGATCATAATCCCATACAAATACTGCTTTCTGTGTACTTGAATCATATGATATAATCTTAGCATTAGTAGCAGCAGCACCAGTAGCATGGTTAATTGGAAGTGAATACCCAAAATTATATACTGAAACATTAGCACCATTAAAATGATCCAGTACTGTTGTAGATTCCTCTGCCCTTCTAACAGTTAATGCAGTACCACTCTTAGATAATACTGTAACAACTTCATTACCAATCTGCAATTTATCGTTAACAGTAATCTTATCAGCATTAGCAACATTTAAAACTGTGTTCTGAATGGAAAATCCAATATGATCTACACTCAATTGAAGGTCAGGCTTAGCAGATCCTCCTGCTTTACTTAATGCAGTACCAGAAACACTAAGAACATCAAAATGTTTGTAATCTTTTCCCTTAGATGTAACAGTAATACTGTTAACAAGACCAGCAGATGATACAACAATAGTTGCTTTAGCATCCGATCCAGATCCACCTGACAATGCAATGTCGGTATATGTGCCAGCAGTGTAGTCACCACCACCATTTAATATAGCAACTCTACCTACTCCAGTATCGCTCAGAGTCGTTGCTATGACTGGGTTCTTAAGAACTGCTTCTTGATAAACTCTCTTTCTTACATAGTATGTTGTTGTAGATGAAGTGTCATTTGGATTAACATCTATAACGACCTTTTCACCAACTGCTACTCCATGTATATCTGATGTTGTTAATAATGCAACATTATCTTGAACCTTAAACGGATTTAAATTATCACTTAAAGAACTAATTGAAACAATCTTAGATCCAGTAGTATTGATTAAATCACTACTTGTTAAGAATAACGTGGAAGATACAGAGAAAGTTCCTGTTAAAACTTTAACTTTAACACTATTCTGTTCTATAGTAGTCTCTAGAACTTGACCTGTAGCAACAGCAGCATTTACACCATCACTAAAGGATAAAATAGCACTCTTACTATAGGAAGATTTTTTATCTAAGATGAAATTTAATACCTTAGTATCAGAAGATAGTACATCTGTACCATTAAAGGTTCCTGATACATTACGTAAAGCAAATTTCTTAGCAGAGAATACATCACCTACTATAGTACCTGTAGCACCTGTATTTGCCTGTGTAATAGTATCAGTATCAAAAAGATATGCAGTATTACTAAGTTCAATATAAAGTGCCTTAGTAGACTGAGATTCAATAGAAGATACTGTTTTTCCCTTAACAGATTCTACTTCTCCAGCAGCCCCTGTTCCACCTGTACCTGTATTATCAACAACTAACTTACCACCTACAGAGAAAGTAGATCCACTACTAACAATTGAAGCAGAAGATACAGTACCTCGTGTTACTTCTTTAACTTTAGCAAGTGTTTGAACACCATTTTTACTAATACCAGAAGTTCTTAATCTATTAGCACCAACTGGTAGATCATCTTGAGATATATTAGAGTTATAGTTAGAATCTAATGGTAATGAATAATAATTCTTTCCTAAAATATACGGAAATCTAGGATCACCAGAAGAATCTACAGTAATGAAATATGCATAAGTTCCATCAGGAAATTCTGGAGTAACACAAAAACGTCCATTATTTTCATCCAATGTACCAGATGCATCTGTAAATACCCAATCCTGAATAAATGTACCAACAGGATATGTTGTTGTAGAAGGACCATTAGGTCTAGTAGCATTACCAAGATAACTAGAAGTCATCTGAGCAATAGCACTAGCAGAGTCTAGTGGGTCTGTATGTCCATAAGCACCATATATGGGGTTACCATCATATGCAAACCCCAAAATAGGAGAGTGAGTTGCTCCAGTATCATTTGTCCTTAATGTAGTAGGAGATGCATAATAAGCATATCCATGTCCTTTAGCAGAATCAAAGTTCTGGAACCAATATCCATTTTCAGCATCTAATGAACTCTTATTCTTATAATACTTGTCCTTTCTCCATTCTTTAACGGTTGCAGTGGCAGCTGCTCCAGATCCTACAGCAACAACCTCAACTGATATATTTGCTTGTGTGTAATAATTACCACCATTAATTTTATTAAAAGAAGTAATTATACCAGTAGTATTAACTGTGGTAGTATATTCAGCAAATCTACCCTTTCCTGCGGAATCTCTAATCCTTACAATAGGAGGAGTTGAATAATACTCACCAGTATTGTTTATAGTAATGCTAGTAACAACACCGTTAGTAACAACCGCAGTTCCAGTACCATTTCTGCCAGATAATATATCTACTACTGGTGTGGCAGTATAATCACCAGCATTAGTTACAGTAATTGATTCTACAGTCTCACCAGAACGTTTTGCAATAGCACGATTAGCAAGTCCACCAATTAATACAAAAGGATCATCCTTATATCCATTACCTTTAGTATTAACAGTAATCTTTTGAATAGGACCATCTAAAATAACATCTACATCCTTATATCCTGCAAAAGGAATACCATTTATAGCAATACCTACATCTCTATACTTAGTCTCATATGTCTCAGTAGTTGAGATAGGAGTCTTTCTAATAATCTTTAAAGATTTCTGATCTGATACATCAGCAGGTGGGCTTGCTGCAACAGCATGTGCAGGCCATCCAGAAGACGCTATGTAATATCCTTCTCCATCCTCATAGATCGCTGCTACATTGGTGTTTAAATCGCTCAGAGCAGGTACTTGTACTGATCCAGTAGTCTGAATCCATCTGAGGTTATTTTGGGCATCAACGAGTCTTACATCAGTTGTAGTAAATCCAGGTTCTGATATCTCAAGTATGTCATCAGGATTGGAATAAGGTGCTTCCGTCTTATTAGTTGCGTTGTAAAAAACACCATAGACTAAAAGTGTAACGTTAGAACCAGAAACATTAGCTCCATATGTTACAGTAGTGCCTATAGGATATGTTGTAGTACTTTCTCTGGTATTAATAATAAATTGATTAACATTCTTATCTTCAAAGGTGAATTTCTCGTCATCAATAATGAATTCACCTTTCTTAATCCACCCCATTGTAGATTCTACATCAATCTTATCTCCTACAGTATCACTAGTGAGAATAGATTTAGTTAATTTTGTTCTAGTAGCTGTGGAAAACTCTCCATTTACACTTGCTTCGTTAAGTACAATCTCATACAAATCTTCTCCATCATACTTACCATCATATATGACATTATCAACAATGGCAGAAGCATATGTACCACTAGTTTGAGTAATCTTCTTACCAATAAGATCTGTTACTGTACCTGATAATACTTTAACTTTAAGTGAATAATTATTAATCCAATTAGATTCTGAACTTTTAAGAGTGAAATCACGTGGATATCCAACTTCTGGTTCTGGATCATCTTTGACCAAACATTTGAATAAGAATTTAACAGACTTATCAGTTCCTTTCTGTTGATAAAAAGAACCTATATTCTTGATAAGAATTCTCTTGTCAACTGCTGTATTCAAATATTCTTCTGGAAAATCTGTTAGATATTCATTTTCAAAGTTCTTTATTAATGCATATAGGAAAAGATTACTAATATTAGTTACGGTAGATCCGTCTACATGACTAGAGGACTGTGTTGTAACAAACGTACTTGCGGAATAAAGATCTCCAAGTTGCGTATTTCCACTTACGCCACGACTAATTTCTTTAAATTGAGTATCTGTTCTACTCTTATAGAAACAAATCTCATCATCTATCTTAAAATATCCACCATTCTTTGGAAAAGATGAGGCATCTGCTACAGTTATAGTAGTATCAGAAGTATTAACCAACCCACTTACCGTAGTACTCTGATTTAAGAGATTATTCTCATAAAAATCAATATCACGATACGTTTGAAGATTCGTAATAATATCTAATGGTTGCCCTTGAAGTTCAAGCTGCTCATAATACTTCTGTATGAACTTTCCAAACAGTTCATACTCCTCATTGATAAAATCAGGTAGTTGTTGATCAACTAAGAAGGAGATCTTATTTGCAGTCTTTAACATCCCTACTCTTCTTTATAAGCGATGAATTTACTTTGTGATATATCTACGTCTAAATACACCTCACGTTTAACTTCAATATCTTTATTTGCAGGTTTTATTCTTAATTCAATACGATTATCGGAAAAACTGCCCTTTAAGATAGTAAAGTCACTCATTGTTGTCTCACCTCTAGTATAATTAATCGTTCCTATTGAATCATTCAATAGAATCTTTTCACCAGTGATAGAATCTAGTCTATATAGGACTAATTTACCATCTCTGTCCTCAATATATGAGGTATAATTTGGAAATTCAAAGGTTGTAAATCCTGTTGATGAAACTATAGGATTGTTACAATCTATAAGGAAAGGATTCTTATAGCAAATTTCATAATAAGAAGACGCATTAATCTGTGCGATAAAATCCTTTCTCATAGTAACATCGGTGTCATTTGAATTAATAGCACGATCTGCACTATCAATAACACTGATAAACTTTGAATATCTAAACTTTCCATTGAACTTCTCTGTACCAGAGGTTTTTAAATATTCTGTGACAGCATTAGAGGCCTTCACTGCCATCTCAGCAGGAAGTAACTTAGTTTTATTAACATCATAATAAATGTTACTTGTCAATTCCAAATAAAGGAGAGAAGGATCAACAAACTCAGGTCTTATAGAAGCAACAGTATGCTTCTTCAATTTTTCCTTCAAATCACTTTTTGTGAACGCTGACAACGCAGCGGCCTCAGTGGGTTTCACGGAAAGGAATACTTTACCGTATGCAGGTGGTTCTTGATCTTCACCACCAAATACGATGATGTCGCTAACTGCTGGATATAGATTCCTAACAATTGCTTTGTAATCATTAGATGTTACTGCTCTATTTTGTGATCCATAGAACTTAGGAGCATTAAATTTAATCTTATCAATAGTTTCAATTTCTGCTCCTCCTGATGCTATCTCTTTTGTTGTTACTGTAGTTACATCAAATGGTAACGTTACTGGAGTATTATTCTGATCTTCTAATATACCATTAAAAGTAAAAGTCTTTGCTCCATTAGTATCTTCACCATTAGTTACAACATAACTAATCTGAACTACATTACCATTTTCCAATTTCTTTCCTAATACACCATCACCAAAGAAGATTTCATAGTTCTCGTCTTCTTGCTCACTAATAAAGAATACCTTATCTGTAGCACCAATATCTAATATATTACTTGCAATAGAATAATCATCATAGATGCTAGAACCTGCTGATTGATAAACTCGTATTTTTACTGTATTAGTATCAACACCACTATTTTCAATAATAAAACGTTGATTCTTAAGAGTTGTATCAATTGTAGTATTAGTTGTAAGATAAGATCCCTCATATATGGAAAGATCATTAAAACTTGCTACACTATTAACAACAGGAACCTTAGCATCCTCTGTTACAACAAAACGATACAAAGAACCATCAAAATTACTTACAAATCCACTACCAGACTTAAGAGTTACTGCTGATGGAGGAGTTCCAGTAAATGTCAAATCTAAATCAATAATTGCTTTGGGTGATGTAATAGATTTTGGTGTATATCCTAACTGTTTTGCCAGAGACACCACGTTGTCCCTGAGAGTAGCAGAATCAAGGAATAACTCGTTTGCTACCATGTTGGTATTAAACGCCGTGTAGTAGGTGTTATATGCTAATACATCAAGCATATTACTGAGTGCAGACCCTTCAAAGTCATAATCAGTAAAATCTGTCTGTGCTCTCATGTAATCTTTGAGAGCTGATTTAATATTAGTAAAATCTAAGTTGTTTAACTGGGTGTATGGCATTATCTCGTCCTATTTAAGACCAACTGTACAGCAGTAGGTGGATCATCTGAACCTACAATTACATATGTCATATCAACATCAAAAGAATTATTATCATAGTTAGGATATGTTTCTATTGATAGAACATTAATTCTTGGTTCAAACTCAGCTAAAGTACCCGTAATACTCATTTCTACTTGAGCAGCTGTACCATAATCTAGTGGTTCAAACAAATAACTCCTTATATTAGATCCATAATCAGGATTGAATGGTCTTTCTCCCTTATTAGTCAACAATAAATTAACGATTGCCTGTTTAATAGCAGAAGCATCCCTACTGACAACAAGGTCATCAGTAACAGGATGCTTCTTAAAATTGATATTAATGTCCTTGAAGGACAGAGTGGCCGCCATTTACTGACAATATACGAAGTCAGTTATATTTAGCGACTTTTATCCTACTTCGTAAAAGGTATACTTTAAAAACAACTCTTCACCTCTATGAATTGCTTTAAGTGTCTTGACGAAGTATTTGTCCTCCTCACACCACTTTACACAATTAGGGTTATTAGAATGGTTTATGAACCCTCCTAGAGGAGTTCTATAGATTACTTCCTCTACAACGATATGGGACATACCTAAGACCATACCAGCAGGGATATCTTCTAAGGCAAAGATACCTTGACCTGCTACTTCACTATCTTTAATATGTAATCTACTCGGCAGTGCTTGATAAGTCATTATGAATATTTTCGGAGATTTTCGGCGTTTGGGTCATCCCTGCCATTCTGCTTCCCTCAAAGCCTCTACAATAACCTTCTTAAGTTCATTGCGCTTCTTCTTACCTAATCCAACATGTGCATCAAGTTTGAGTTTACCCCAATAAACAAAAGCAAGTACTAGTAAGAATGGGATAGACTCAACCCATGAAATTTCATTCCATGCTGCTATTACATTCACTTACCTTGCCCTCTATAACGCTTCTTAGCAACATTACGAGATGTTGCTGCAAGTTTCGTATTCTTTGAATTGCCTTGCCTAGTTACTTTAGGTTTCGGTTCAATCAATTGCTTATCTTGTTGATATAATGCCATTAATTATGTTCGTGTACCAATGTATATTGTAGGATACTTCCCAGGAGTTGTCAAGGGCCTCGGATTAGGTAGTGCTCCCACACCAGTTACTCCGTCACCTATGACTGGAACGAGAGTACTCTCAAAATAAACTCCCCTTGCTTCTGAATTGACAATCCCAACAATAGGAGATGTCCTAGGTAGTAGCGGTGGAAGAGGTGGTACTAAAATATTGATAGGAACACCAGGAACAGGGATAGGTTGACTACTTGGATCTAATCCTGTTATTAAAACACCACCACTATAAATTGTCAGGTAAGTCTTATTAAGTCCACCGTGTAATAGTAAAGGATATACCGCAGTAGCATTAGCACTTTCAGTATCTACTGTTATACTATCAGCTATCAATCCTGGTATTGGTACTGTCATCTTTTAACTCCTCTACTGTCTTATGTAAATAGTCAAGTGTCTCAACTAAACTCTCATGAGTTTGCTGGCCCTGTCGCTTGTACATCAATAATGGACGCTCTAGCCTGTACATCCTCTGCTCCAACTGATTCAACCTCTCGGACAATTGTTGGAGTGACTCGTTGAACTTCTGCATTGTCAACTGGTTGTCTACTGTCATTATCTACTCCTGAAAAACGTTGTGATGCAGCTCCTTCAAACTGATCACAAAACTGTTCAAAATTGTTAAGTACCTTTTCATAATAATTCTCATCTACTGGTAATTCTCTCATACTGTTAATCCTGGTGAACCACCATAATGCTGTGACCCGTGCTGGTGGTGTTGTATTTCTGGATAATCATTAATAGGATTATTAAGATCTGGTCCATGATGTTCTGCTTCATGCTGCATAATCTTTGCTTCAATTGAGATAACTCTTGAACATAATTCTTCTAACATGTTAGCAATCTTATTCAATTGATTCTCATGTGTTGCAATTGCATATGCAGGATCTGCCATCATTTGTGAATGTGCTTCCTCTGATGCATCTGCTACTGGCATATCTGCTGGACGCATTGAATCTACTAAATGATCTACTGCTGATGCATAATCAGTCGGGGGAACTTCTGTTATATCTGATTGTCCTGTTGTATATGGAGGAGGTGCAATTGTACCATCCCATTCTGTTCCAGTCACACTTGGTGGAACCATCGTCGCTGGAGGAGGGGCAATTGTTCCAGTACTTCCATCATTCTCAGTATATGTTGTATCTGGTCCGAGATCTGGACGGCCTTCTGTTATTGCACTACCAGTAACACCACCAGTGACAGGAGTTGGAACAGTTGTCTCTGGAATTAATCCAGGTGTCTGAGTTACCTCAATCCCTGGAATTGGATTTGGAACAGCTGTTGTACCATCTGCATATACATGTGCATTTGGATCTGAGGGTGGTTGAATATTTGAATCTGTCATTTGTTTATACTCGTCTTTTTGGCGCAAAATTTTGCTGGGAAATTTTTTCTATATTATAGCATCTTATTTACGATTTTGCAAATAGCCTATGCAGATATTTAGCAGCACGTATTAATATATCAATGATTTCTGAGAGTAGGGAATACTTTCTCTTCCTTTTTTTGGGGATTCCCTTCGGGCGTTTCTGAAATCTTATATATTTCTTCTCAGACCTCTCCTTCTTTATCCTCTGATAACTCTGAGCACTATATTGACCACGTGTAGTTGCTGAATGTAACTTTTGACCTTTTCTCATGGTTTTTTCTGGGGGGAATATTTATAGCTCGTTGGGATACTTTTGTAGACTTTTGAATGGTTAGGAGTCCCGCTCGGCGCACCCCCAACCCCCCCAACCAATAAAAAACCCTGTCATTTCGGACAGGGTGTCTGTTTCAGTGTCTGTCTGAGATGTCCCAAACGCCCCAATCTGTGTGAGAGGGGGCAGGTCTCAGACCTTGCCTGATCTCGTGACGGATTTGCTCTTGCTCCAGTTCTTGTCTGACCATGCGAGTGCAAAAGTCTTCTAGTCCTGGTGAGCAGTGGTAACCGTTGCCTGAAATCATGGGTGATCCGTGAACATGCTTTAATTATACAGGATG